GCTGGGCCTATAAGTGCTTGTATCATTACCACAACCTCATTTGCTTGTTTACATTTACTAATTTACAATAGCAATCATATTTTTGTGTTTCTTCACCAATCTTAACAGTTTGATTGGCTAATCTATCTTTAAAATATGTACAATTATTTACATTTGACATATGCAATTGCCCTGCTGGATTCCCTGCTAAATAGCATAATAACACAAAAGCTGGTTTCATGTTACCACCTTTACTGTACCGCTATCGTTGTATAGAGCGCCTGTTTCTAATCCTGTAGCTGACGTAGGCAAATCTGTTAAAGTAAGCTTAGTGCCTCTCATTTCCCCGGGATTCCTCTCTTGAGTTATAAAGAGTTGTAAAGTTCTAATTAAATCTTCCATATACTTTCTATCAATATTCTCTGGTGGTTCTGGTAATCTTGGTGCAGGTGTGTTTACTTGTGCCATTATCTTCTTCCATCTTCTCTTATATCAACTCTAGGTGTTCCCATCTTAAATTTACAACCTAAGGCATTAGATTCTAATTTTATTGCAAAAGAACGACCTCTAATTCTATAATCTAACTTATTTGTGAACTGCTCTACAGGTGATGATGCTGTTCTAGTTGCTGTGCCTGTGCCTGATTGATCGTATGTCGCGCCGGGAAAATCTCTTGCTTTAATAGTAAATACAGCATTTGGAGAGCTTAAAGCAGTAGATCCATCAAAAGTTAGGTCTGGTATTACTCTTTTAATAAAAGTAAATTTATCTCCGTCACCTATATCCATAGGAGCTGATTCTATAAACGCTGTCATAGCACTGCCATCATCATCAAATCCTAGTTCATGATTATATATATATTGATTTCCTGTAGCCAGAGGAAATGTTCTAACCCCTCTATCAAGCCATGCTGTTCTGCCTAATGTTCCATAATACCATATCTTATCATTATAATTATATATAACATATCTGTCATTATCTGATGAGCTTGCTGACGGATAAAACCATACAACCTCTCCAAATTCAGAATTAATACCAGCAATAACTTTATCTCTTTGTGCTAGGTTAAAATCTAAGAATACTTTGTCTTTTACTGTGCATGGCAATTGAGCAGTTTGACCAGCATGAACATAAAAATTATCAATACCCATCCAATACACAACATCTTCTGTAGCTATAGCAGAGGCTGATGACATAATTGTAATATTAGATGCAAGCTGCGATATACCAAATGTAAAGGGAGGACCTATAAACTGCATTGAATGTAAAGATTTATCTGTATAAACCAATATCTCTCTTTTTGTCTCAACAGCTTGAACAAATGTTGAGCCTGCACCTAATCTTAAATCTCCTGCTGTATTAGTGGTTGTTGGAAACCAATCTACAGGATTTTCTTGACTGCTAAATCTAATAAGCAATGGGTCTTGAACACCATCTCCACTAGCTGAACTTGGGTTTGACGTATTAATTCCATCACATCCAAATGCTATAACGTGTCTATCTATATCGGATACCAATATTTGTTTTGCAATTGTTGGAACGCTTTTCTGAGAACTTAATGCTGTGCTTAATTCAACCGCTCTTGTCCCAGTGCCTCCAGTTTTATCCCAATAGAAAAGTTGTCCGTCTTTTACGTTTATTATTAAATCTTCCCCAAAGTTATCATGTGACCAAAGTCTGATTTGAGTTGTAACTGTGATAGCCGCCTCTTGCCCCCATCCTACAAAATCATTATCTGTACTGGCATTACCTGTAATTAACTTAACAACAGTTCCATTAGTATGTGTGACTGCATCTGTACCTTTTTGCGCTCTTGTAACTGTTAAATCATTTGAGCTTACATTTGTTACAGCAAGTATTTCACTTCCAATTAATATCTCATCAGTGGCAACTATCTGATGACCACTTGGGCTTGATGATGCAACAGTTAAAGTTGTATCTGCGCTGTCAAAAGAGCCTCCATTATCGTCAA